GTGAATTCTCCTTGAATTCTTAGGATTTGCCATGCGTCATCTGCTTTGTTTTTCATTATAATTTAATTTATTCGTTAGGATAATCTCTACCCCACATATGGCGTGTGGTTTCAGCATTTACAATTACATTTTCAGTTGGATGTTTTGCTAAATTAAACTCTCCATCAAAAATCCAAGTATATGGAATTCTTTTTGTAGGTGATTTAATGCCATGACTAATTGCTATGTGCTTATAAAAGAAACATGTTTTATCTTCTACGTTTAACATCTTTTGACTAGTCATTGGATTATTAGGGTGATTAGCTAAAATATTCATTTGTTCCAGCCAAGAATCTGCGTATTTATTTTCTGCTATAAATTGACCTTCTTTATCGATAGAATATTTTACTTTACCATTTAAATTAGGTCCACCAAAGATTTGCATCATACCATCAAAGTGACCCGTACCACCGAATAGGATTGATTCGGGATCTACTAAATCTGGTCGACTCATCGCAACATATCGTGCCGTGTTTTTACATGGATACAGTGGTGATCTAAATCCTTGATGTTCTTTAAAATAAGCTTCTAATAATTTAGCAAATTCCATCATCGTATATGGTCTCTCTAAGTCTTCAAGAATATGAACCATATCTTTCGCTGCTTTTTTAGGACCTTCTAATAACCAATCTTTTACTTGAGTGCCTTTAGGGTAATAAATCTGAAATAGATCATTACGTGCATGTCGATTCTCTTTAAAGTGTTCACGTGTCTTTTCTTCACCATCATTGATCAATTTCATAATAGTTCCCCAATGTTCATTACTAAAAGAGAAAATAATTGTATAATACAAAAGTTTTTCTAAATCAGTTTCGTGTTGCATCATATAGCAATATGGATGTTCATGCCAGTGTAGTCGGTGGGAAAATATTTGATAATCTTCTAATAACAATTGATCTTGTCGTTTATCAAATTCATGACAAAATTCAAAGAATTTATCAAAGCGCTCTTCTTGTGTCCAATCCTTCATCCAACTTTCTTTTGGCTTACCATTTTTCATAGCAATATCAGCTGTGTTTGGATATAGTATATTTTTGTAATTGCTCATTTCTCCTTCGAATTCAAATAATTTATTTTGTAGAAAATCTACATTTTTAGAGCCAGTTTTGGGATTGAATTCAATCTCACATTGAGGATCTCTAATTAAGTCTTGATTACTCATAACGATTTAACCATTTTTTTATACTCTTCTACTGTTAAGCCAGCAGATTGCAATATCTTGTCATCTGATGGGAATGAAGTCATACCATTAAATGTTTTGACTAGTCCAAGATCTAACATTGCTTTTTGACGGCCAAATGGATGATCTGTAATCGAAGATGAATTCCACAAAGTGTCCATATCGATATGTGCATAGTCTGCACCTGGTCTTAAGTAGTTTTCGATCCATCTAATAAAGTCACATGCAACATCTTCTGCATTGTATGGTAGTGAACCAGTGTCCTCATAAATCTTAGTCATTACTGCATCTAAAAAAGCCTCTGACTTTTTACCACCACCTTCGATTGGATCTGCAAGATAACCAATACATTCTACTGCGTTCGTGCCATAATAGAACATTGATTCTCTATTCATGAATTCTGGATACCAATCACATACATCTGCAATGACTGCAGCATATTGGAATCTATAAGCTCTTAAGCCATTATCAGCATTCCACTGAAACATCCATTCACCAAGTTCACGTAAATCTTTTTTACCACCCTGTCTTAAATAGTTTGCCATGTCTCTGGCCATTCTTGGTGCAAATTCACATAAGAAATAATCTCCACCTCGTTTGTAAACATATTCTGGCTCTGTGAAGTCTGCCATACCAACGAATACATCTTCATTAACTTTTGGTGCTGGTGGTTTTGGAAAGGCAGGAAATTGGTAACCAACTGAAGTGTAAAACGGCGTTGGGTGATATTTGATCACTTCACACATTTCTTCAATCGTTTCACACTCGTGTAAATTGAACAGAATAGTATTGTGGTACCCTGAAGGTTTGGTTGCATAATTAATCGCAGATCCACAAACTCTATGTAAAATAAAAATATAGAGCCATTCTTCTAGACCAAATTTATCTCTTTTACCTGTCCAATTTTTAGCCACTTCTTCTCTTTGTGGAAATACATTACCTGCTTGCATGTGTTCCCAATATGGATGGTCTTGAGTCCATCCATAAAAACAATCATTTATAATTTGACTAAATCCAGCATATTTGCGTTCTACTACATCATATAATTCTATATGGTGCATTAGTTCATCGCCTAAATTAGATTCAGCATGAGGAATTTGACCCAAGTTACTTGAAATTTGTTGCTTATTAGCTAAATCAAAGTATCTTAAAAATTCATCGTAATATTTGGTTGTTTTAATTTTCATTTTTTGAAATTATTTCCCATGTAAAAGCATCTCTGTTCCTTTGATATTGTGACATAGACCAATCCAAATCACCCGTAGTAATTTCGATATCATATGCTGCATTTTTAATATTAGTTGGAGTGATTCTAATATTGTAAGTAGTTGTAAGTGACATATTAAAAAAGTGCTAAAGTTTGTTTAATTAATTTTTTGTTAGGTTCATTCTTTACCAAATCCCAACGATAATACTCTCGTGCGATGTGAACTGATTTAGGTTTTTCCATTACATCGAATGTTAATTCTCCAAGTGTATTGAAATAAACATCTGGGTGTTTATATGCTTGCCAACCGTTTCTTTCACACATTTCATCGATACCTGCATTGATCTCTTTAACTAATGCTGTTCTTTGTGCCCAAGTTCCGGTGAACGGTGTGCCTTTATAATAACCTGTTTTTGGTAATGATCTACTTTCGTTTTCAATAGGAAGTGTATGAACTACTTCGATTTCTTTGACACCGTTTTCTTGAAGTTTTAAAAGCTCAGCTTCATAATTTTTTAAAAGTGTTTTAACTGCTGCAGATGGATTATCTTGTCTCATTAAATGGTGACGAACATCTATATTACCCATATAAACTCTAAGAGACTCTATCCATGGATATACATAACTATCAAGTCCTCTTTTAAGTGCACCGTGCATAGTCAAACCATCGTGGCGTTGGGTCATATAACCGGGTGTATATTGACTAAAAGAGTGACTATCACCAAAACAAAGTTTAGTAGTTTTCTCGATTGAATCAATTTTAGGAATTTCAGTTGCACAAATCTCTTTAATCCTTTCAATTTTATCTTCGATAGTTTTAAATAAATCTGTACCAGTGTGAAGTCTTTGTTGAACCATAGTACCAACACATGGCATATCATGATGTAGACTAAACATTTTAGTCTTACTAAAAATTCTCATCACTTGATGATATAAATCGTCATTAGCACCTCCAAAAATATTGAAAGTACCTTTAAATTCCATGCCATGTTCTATTAAAATAGCATCAAATTGATTCCAATCAGTTTCAGTATTAGTAATTACTTCTACATTTTCAAAACCAGCATTTAAACATTGATTTGCTAAGTGATAAGCCCATCCAGATTTATGTGAACTGGTTTTAGGGCTTAATTTACCAACTAGTGCTGCGATGCCTATTCGAGACGACTTGTCGGTAATATAGTCTGAAAGATAATTTAATTCTGCCATGTGTTAATTATTTAAGTGGATCTTCGTCTTCTGCGTAACCGTGTTTTACAACATAATTGTCTAATGCACCTAAATATGCAACAGCGTCTAATAAATTATCTTGTTTATAGTTATATGAATGACGACTTAATTTTAAGGCAACTAGTGCAGCATACATGTCAGAACCGTTAAGTTCTTTACCTGTCATGCCGTTAAAGATCATTGCCGCTCTACGCATACCCTCTTCGAAAGGACCGTACATGCGTTCTTTTTCTTCTGATCGCTCATTGACGATCTTATTTGCTTCTTCTAGAATATTATTTATTGACATATAAAACGTTTAATAGTTATACACACAAATATAGATTTGTTTAATTATATATTAGGATTAGTTTGGGATCACATCGGTGAGTCCTATTAGTATCATCCAACAATTGATGTATCATATAATTCACTGGGCAAAGATGTGTTATACATCATTTGACAGTATAACCTGAGAGCTTTGATATTTGTGCCATCTGCTCTACTAACGGCCTGTGATAGATTGTTATTTACCACAGCTTCAACAAATCCACCGCTTTGGATGCCAATGTTCCACTTAGTACATAGGATAGAAGTACCTATATTAACAATGTGATTAATGTCTTCTACTGTTACTACGCCTTGAACCGAACTGATATTGTCATTTACATATTGTTCAACAATACCTTTTACTACTTGAATTTTTTCGTAAATTTCCATATTATATTTGAGTTTTTGAGTTTCCTGTTAATTGAATGTACATTTCAATGGCTTTTTTAAGCCCTTTGAGTTTATTCATCGTAAGTTCATTAATTCCAGCAATACGAGCTTGTTTAAGTAAGTCATCATAGAGATAGCCGTCATACAAACCATAGACCATATTTACCAAACCAAAATCTTTACCTTGAGCCTCTTCAATAACTTCGCGTGTCATTTCCATCATTTCTGAGGTGAAACAATCATGTCTGTTAAAATTTTTATACATATCTTTTACCTTTTAAATACTCTACTAATATACCAAAAAAAGCCCACATAAAAAAATGTGGGCTCTATTATTTTTAAAGAAGTTACGAACAATCTTTATTCTTATGTTTATTTTTTCGAGTATAATGCTTCTTACTCTTATACACATTACCTCTCATAGCTTGCCATATCTCTTGTATAGTAAACTGAGTTTGTTGTAATTTATGTTCTTGCTTTTTCATATCTGTATCTTTTACCTTTTAAATACTCTACTAATATACCAAAAAAAGCCCACATAAAAAAATGCGGGCTTAATTATTTTTAAAAAGTTTTAAGTTATCCGTGTTTTTTAACTATTTTCACTAATTCATCAAGTGATGATTTAACATAATCGCTAAAATCTGCATGTAAATCTTCGTCAGCGTCTAATGGTGCATAATCTTTCCACTCAGTGTATTTAGCAATAAAAGCTTCACTTGCATCGACAATCTTTTTAATGTCCGATTTCGCGTAGTCTTTTCCATAATAGCTATTTGGATCTACATCCATTCTTGCAGTCTCGTCTGTAAAAGGATTTCTAATATCTGTACCTTGATAGTCAAATGTAAATGCTTCAAATGTAGTTAAATGTTTCATTTCTTTTCTTTTCTTTTTCTTCTTCTTGTATTCTTCTTCTGCGTCGCCTGATCCAGCTGGTACATCGCCCGATCCAACTGTACCATTATTTGGTAAAACTACTGGACCCATACCTGTTAAATTAGCAGGGGTTATGTTTTCGTCTACTGCAACACCTCTCTTCTTTAAGATCTTTTCAATTTCTTGATAAGCTTTCTTATAATCGGATTTAGCATAGTGCATTCCTTTAGCATAATTAGCATAACCATCTAATGCTCCGTTATACATTCCTAGTAATTCTTCATCTGACATACTATCATTAAATACAAACGGTCCGATAAATGCTTCGTCTACCGTTTCTGGTAAACCATCATGTTTTGTGCTTGCAAAGTCTTTTAGTTGCTTAAGTGTCATACTATCTGCCAATTCTTTTATTTCAGCACTAACTTCACTAGACTTTAACTCACCCTTTTTATAAGCGTAAGCTTGTCCCATTAGTCGTTGCTGTGATTTACTCGTACTTGGCATAGTTTGCTTTTATTTTATTCCCACTCACCTTCAGTGTCTGTTGGGTATTCAACAATATCCAAAAATTTATCATAACTATGATCGTCTCCAGCGTATCTGTTATCATCGCTATAAATACCTTCTTCAGAATCCCAAGACATTGTTACCTTTCCATCGTAATTCGAGTTTGGAGCATCTACGCCATCAATCATGATACCATCGCCCCATTCTGAAGCATCGTATCCCATTTTTTTAAGTCTCTTAACTTCTTTCTTAACGTTGATTTTTTCTTCGTTAATGAATTGTTCAAATAGTTTTATGTGTTTCATAATTTTTATCTTTTAATTATAATGAGTACCATGGTTTAATCCAATACTCAAAGAATACTTTTTTAAATTTACCAGACATAGTCAAATGATTCAATCTGATTGATCTTATCTTTAATGTTCTTAGCATAGTTCTTAGATTCTCTTTCGTAGTAAGACTCTCTGTCACCATATTGTTTTTCTGACTCTTCAGCCTGTGCAATATAACTAACATATCTATTATAATCGTCTAAGATGCTTGACATATGATTAGAAGCATCTCTTAATCTAGCTTCGCTACCATTTGCTTTACGACCAATGATAATATCATCATAACGTCCTTTTTCACCTTTAGTTAAACCGTCTTTAATTTGAGTAGTTAGAGATTCAATAGCGCCTGCAACCATTTCATCTAATGGTAAAGAAGCCGCCTTATTAGCTAAAATTTGGTGATATCTGTCCATGTTTTCTTTCTTAAAGTCTTTATGTGACTTAAATGCAATTGCACCCTTTTTAGCAGCAGCTCTTGCGTCTCTTTGACCATCAGAAGAATACTTTTGTCTTAAAAGTGCCATATTTAAAATAATAGCTCTATCTGCAACTTCAGCAATTCTTTTTACGTTATAAAGACCTGTTCCGTCCCATCCTTTGTACTTCTTAGAAATACCAATAGAGTCAGTTGAACCATTGTCTACTTTTTTCAGTGCCCTTTCTCTGTTACCGCGACTAAAACGGCCTCCACCCCATACAGAAGTATAGAATGCATTATCACCAGAAGCAACCGCTAATAAGTAGCCTTCACCTGGGATCCACTTATGATCGGTCCATGCATCGCTAGGTGCATGAGGATTCTCTTTAGGTGTATCTGATAAATAGAAAATAATTGTGTCAGCCTGTTTGTTTTTATAAGCCGTTTGAGGATCAACTGTTAAAAGATCTTCATCTTCAATTAAGTCCATTTTTACTTTAGCTGTACCATAGAATGCTTTAGCTAAATTTTTATCGAATTTGCCATATTTATTATTAAATAAGCTAGCTAACAAAGAAGACTTAAATGCTTCAGTTAACATCTCTGTCGATTCGTTCGTTGAAGTTGATAGTGATTCTACGAATTCACTGAAACTTTCAAATACTAATTTTGATTTCATATTGTTTGATTTATTTTCTTTTACTAATCTTGGGTTCTTATTAAGAAGTTCTTCCATGTCTAATTCAGTTAAAGCCATAAAACTATCTTCTCCATATTTCTTAGCTAATTTATCAGCTCTCTTAATATCAATAACTCTTGATATTTGATCATAGTCCAGTGTTGCGATTCCAAATTCACCGAATATTTCTTCAGCCATAACATTTGCTTGTTTAAATGCCGAAGCTTTTTCATTAATTTCTAGTTCAGTTTTAGAGGGTGCTAATTCATTTAAAACTCTTTTACCTGTTTTAGAAAGTGTAATACCATCTTCACTAACATTGAAATATGTGGAGTTTCTTCTCAACCATCTCGTAGAATCTACAGTCATTTCTCTAACGATTGACTCAAATTCATCCTTTGTTAATTTACCATCTTTAATAGCCTCTAAAACTTTATTTCTAATTTTAGCTGCTTTTCCGACTGTTTTTTCAGGGTGATTTTCAGTATATTTTCTTTTTACTGTAATATATCTTTCTTCTAGTGGTTGATTATTATCCATTTTTTACGTGTGATATGTTTTATTATATATTCTTTAAAAATTGATCGAAAGTCATCGTGTTAGAATCTGATTCTGCTACAACACCCATAGAGTCTTCTAATTTAGACTTTAACTCACCATACATATGATGTATTTCTTTAGGAGTTAATTTCTTAAACAGCTTCTCATCGCCATCTAACATTGCATTTCTAACCTGTGTTGCTGAAATGTTTTTACCACTTCTTGGAATTTCAAATAGACCAAAATCGGTTCTACATCCTAAATCTTCTCTATATTCTGGGTTGTTAACTTGAAATCCATAACTCTTCATTCTATCTGTTCCTGTTCCCCAAAGTACTGGTTCGTATTTAGGCCTCATAGCATTAAACATAGTGTCAATGCCGCCCGTTGGAATTACAAAAACATCTTCAATTGGATATTTAGATTTTAAACTATTCAACATCTCAACCTGAGTTTCTTCATCATAAGGTCTAGAAAATGCATCTTCTTTTTTCTTAGTTTTTGATTTCACTAATAAGATTACTACTGGATATCCGTTTTGTTTGTGAATAGTCTCAACTACTTTAGCATGACCCAAAGTGAATGGTTGGAAACGACCAACAAACATGTTAACTGGTGTTTTACCATGTTCTGGATATTTAACTGTAAGTCCTTCTAATATAGGGCTTTCAGTATATTGTAATTTTTGATTAAGTAAATATGTTTTAAAGTTCATAACGTCGTTTTCATTAGTTTTTGACATTACTATAGATTCAATAA